CTGGTTTATCTAAATCTGATGTTGAGTTAAATATCGAAGGGGATATTCTAAAAATTTCATACAATAAACTAGAAGGTGAACTTCAAGAAGCCTTAGAGTATAAAGATCGTAACTACATCCATAAAGGTGTAGCTAAACGTTCATTTAATCTAGGTTATAAAATTGCTTCTAAATTTGATCTTTCAAAAGCAGATGCTATGATGGAAAATGGATTATTAGCAATTCAAATTCCTTATGCTGATGAAGCAAAGCCAAAAGTTTTAAAAATTAAGTAAGTTATAATTTTGAGCCCTAGGGTCTCTTTCGTATATTCACGGTAAATAAATAAAAATCAGTTATGGCAAAACCATCAAAATCAAATCTACGATTCATTAAGGATCCTGCTATGGAACCTTATTACATCCAGTTGGACGATTATTGTTACATCGCTCAAAAATCTACCTACTCAGAGGCAGGACATGAATACCAAAATACCATTGGGCATTATAGTTCTTTAAGTGGTTGTATTGAAGCTATCGCTCGCGATGATGTTAAATCTCGCAGTTATGATTCAATCCGAGAATTTGTAGAACGTTTTGAAGTTAAAGCTAAAGAATTAAAAAATCTATTAAACGCATGATCGAAGCATTGTATAACGCGGTTGTTGTAAAACCGGTTGAAGTAGAAGAAACTACTTATGGTAATATCGTTGTCCCTGATATGGGGAATGACGTAAACAAAACAGCTGAAGTAGCAGCTGTAGGTCCTGGCTACACAGCTATGGGAGGTACTTTTATTCCTACTCAACTTCAAGTTGGTGATATTGTAGTTTTACCTACAATGGGATTCACTAAGTTTGAATTTGAAGGACAAGAGTACTGGATTGGTAAAGAAAATGAAGTTTTAGCAAAAATTAACAAGTAATGAGTAAAGTTATTGAATTTGGTCCTGAAGCAAGGAAACAACTTGTAAATGGAATTGATAAACTAGCAGATGCTGTAGTAGCAACTCTAGGCCCTAATGGGCGTAATGTTGTTATCTCTAATGGAGGTGTCCCCCAATCAACTAAAGATGGGGTTACAGTAGCAAAAAACATTACACTTGAAGACCCTATTGAAGAATTGGGTGTACAAATGGTTAAACAAGCTGCTATCCAAACTGCCAATTCAGCAGGTGATGGTACCACAACTTCTACGTTGTTGGCTCGTGAGATGGTAAAAGCAGGTCTTTCCCATCTTAATAACGGTGCTAACGCAGTAGAAATTAAACGTGGTATTGACAAAGCTGTAAAGCAAGTAAATCAACTTCTTAGTTATAATGCTGAAGATATTTCTTCAGAAGAACAACTTGAGCAAATTGCTACTATCTCAGCTAACAACGATCCAGAAGTAGGTAAGCTTATTGCTACTGCTATGTCTAAAGTAGGTCGTGAAGGTATAGTAACGATTGAAGAATCAAAATCAGGTGAAACATATCTTGAAACTGTAGAAGGTATTCAATTTAATCGTGGTTATAAGTCACCTTATTTTGTAACAAATAACTCAACAATGTCAGCGGTTCTTGATAAACCATACATCTTGATTGCTGATGAACGTTTTACTAAGGTAAAGGATCTTCTTCCTGTATTGGAAGGTGTATCTGGAACTGGTCGCTCTCTTCTTATCATTGCTGAAGACATTGATAATGAAGCACTCGCAACTTTGATTGTAAACAAGATGCGTGGAACACTAGCAGTTTGTGCGGTTAAAGCTCCTGAATTTGGAGACCGTCGTAAACTTATTTTAGAAGATATTGCTACACTAACTGGTGGAGAAGTATTTAGCAAAGAAAAAGGAATGAAGCTAGATAAGTTCTCTTGGGACTGGTTTGGTGAAGCACGTACTGTTAACGTAACTAAAGAACAAACTACAATTGTAGATGGAAAAGGAGAAACAGAACGAATTGAAGCACGTATTGAAGCACTTCAACAACAAATCGAGCAAGCAGGATCGCCGTTCGAAGTTGAAAAGCTCCAAGAAAGGCTCTCGAAATTCGTCGGAGGAGTGGCAATAGTCCACGTTGGTGGTAACACGGAAACTGAAATGAAAGAAAAGAAAGACCGTGTTGATGATGCTTTACAAGCAACAAAAGCTGCTATTGAAGAAGGTATTGTACCTGGTGGAGGTGCTGCTTTGCTTTATGCTCGTGAAGGTATTGAGAATCAAGATGAAATTGGCCCACAAATTGTATACCAAGCTTGTGGTAAGCCATTTGAACAAATTCTTATCAATGCTGGTTACGATCAAGTAAAGGCTAAAATGCTTGCTATGAATTTTGTTACTAGTGAAACTAACTGGGAAGGTTATAACCTTAAAACAGAAGAAATCACAAATATGAAAGAAGCAGGTATTATCGATCCCGCTAAAGTAACTCGCGCAGCACTTGAAAACGCTGCTTCAGTAGCAGGTACTATCCTACTTACAGAATGTACAGTAGTAGACAAACCTCAAGAGAATAATAATCAAGTTGATCCCATGTCAATGATGGGAGGTATGATGTAATGAAAACGGAAGTTAAAGAACATCTAGAACTAATCGCAACGAGAGTACCACCTGGTGACAGGTGGACTCTTGTTGGTGATTCTGTAGTACACAAATCAATCACAGACGCAATGCAAGCTTGGTTTGATAAAAATGGTGAAGCTGTAGAATTTAGACTTGCTCCCCTAGATAGTAAGTTGTATGTTATACGAAGTAAAGAGGTAGAAATTAAACCCGAACCTCCAAAGAATTATAGTTTATATGGTGACCGCGACTAAAGATCACACACTTTTAGTAGAAAAGTATCGTTCAAAAGTATTAGATGAGTATGTTGGAAACGAAAACATCAAAAAAACAATTCAACAATACCTCAATCAGAATGATATCCAAAACCTCATATTTTATGGGCCCGCGGGGACAGGTAAAACAACTCTTGCTAAACTTATTGTCAATAACCTTAATTGCGATTATTTGTATATTAACGCCTCTGATGAGCGTGGTATTGACACTATTAGAGAGAAAGTTTCTGGCTTTGCAAGCACAGCATCGTTTAAACCGCTCAAAGTAGTTATTTTAGATGAGGCTGATTTTTTAACAATCCAAGCACAAGCTTCACTTCGAAATGTAATCGAGACATTCTCACGTACTACACGTTTTATTATGACGTGTAATTATGTTGAGCGTATTATTGACCCACTTCAATCACGTTGTCAAGTCCTAAAAATTATACCTCCTTCTAAAGCCGAAGTAGCAGCTCACATTGCCGGAGTTATGGAGAAAGAAGGTGTTTCATTTGAACGTGAAGACCTAAAAACCATTGTAAACCAATTCTATCCAGATTTACGTAAATGCCTTAATACAATCCAATTATCAATTGTTCACGATAAAGTAAAAGGTGAAGACGATAAATGGCTTAAAATTGATAAATCAGTACTAGTCTCTTCTAATTATATGACTCAAGTACTTAAAGAATTATCTAAGTCAAAACCAAACTGGAGAGAAATTAGACAAATTATTGCAAATGCTAACGTTCAAGATTTTGAGGAGCTTTATCGTTATCTCTATGATAATGCTTCTGTATACGCAGATGGAAGAGAAGGAATGGTTGCTATTTACATCAACGAGTATAGCTATCAGTCTAATTTTAGGATTGATAAAGAAATTAATGCAATGGCACTCGTTGCAAAATTAATTGAATTAAAATGAAGCAATTCCTAAGTTTTCTAATAATTTGGATTAGTCAAAATTTAGCTGTACCTTTTTGGGTAATTGGTCATGTCCATTTAAGTGTAAATGTGTATGAAGATCTACATGAAATAATTGCTAGTGTAGGTATGAATATTTTAGTAGCAATTGGATTTTATTTAGATTATAAACAAACAAAAACAAGTAAATAAATAATTATGGAACAACAACAACAACAAATGAATCTTAATGTCGATTTGAAAAACACAACATCGATTGAGACACCTGAAGGAAACAAAGTATTTGCTCAAGGAGTATTACTTCGTAAAGTATCTAAATTTGTAGTAGGAGCCGAAGAAGATGCTGTACTACCAATCCCAGTATTTTATGATCCTCAAACAGGTAAAATTCTTGAAAGTACAGTGCCAGTTGAATTAAGAGAAGAATACAAAGGCGACTTAATTTAATGAACCAAATCGAGGTAAAAAATATTTTTGGATGGTTAGATGAGATAACTGTAAAGAAATCTCATCCCGATTCTTTTTCCCAAAAATCGTGGGAAAAATGGAATTCTTACATGATCCACAGATACGTATCGATGTATATAGGTTATATTGATATCGTAAACTATGTTCAAAAGATAAATCCACAAGAGAAAAAACAAATTTATACCATTTACCGAGAGATGATCCCAAAGAAAAAACTATGGCTTAAGTACATTAAGAATGAAAACAAAAGAAATTATCAAGAATTAGCAGAATATATAGCTGAATATTTTCAGTGTGGTTTAGGTGAAGCTGATCATTATATCGATATTTTGCAGGAATATGGAGTTAGAGGTGTTCTTTGGAATATGGGAATTCAAGAAAAAGAGGCAGACGCCTTAATCAAAAAAGCAAAGTTATGAGTAAGTTAAGAGATATGCTTTATACTTCAGCTGTAGCTGATAAAGCAAAAGCCCTTCTAACTCTAGAATTATTAGAAAATAATCCTGCAGGTATTGGAGATCATTCAACAGAAGATTTTTATAAAAATGCTGAAGAAGCACTTGCAATGTTGGCTGATGCTGATGACAGGTTAGAAGCAATTGAAAATTATTTAGATAAAAAAGTTGTATTATAAATTTAATAAATTAGTTATGGGAAGCACCACAAGTAAAATTGATGACATGCTAAAAGAAGAAGAAGCAGCAGTTTATCATACTATTCACTCTAACCCTACAGGTCTAGGAAAAACAATTAAAGATTTTGAAAAAACTTATCCTGAACTAGCAAAAGAATTTAAAGCTATTCAACAAGAACAATACGAATTGTTTGCTGGTAAAATGATGGATTATGGTTTATCAAACATCTCTTTAGGATCAGATTTATCTACTAGAGAAGACAGAGATCTTTCACTTACAGGAATTTGGTTACGTTGTAATGATAAAATCAATCGTCTAAAAAATATGCTTAAACGTAATGGTAAAAATTATGTTCAAGGTGAAGCGATGATTGATAGTTTTATTGATATCTCTAATTATGGCATTATTGCTATGCTCGTACTTAGAGGAAAATGGAAATAAGTTTTGGCTAAAAAGAAAAAAATACCTCAAATTGTAAAAGAAATAAGAGCTTACCAACCACCTGAGATTAATTATGCTTACCAAAAGAATGTATCTTATTCTCAATTTTCTATGTATAGAGGTTGTCCTAAAAAATGGTCACTTCAATATAAAGATGGTATTAAAGTATTTACTTCTACAATCCATACAGTATTTGGAACTGCATTACATGAAGTACTTCAACATTATTTAGATGTAATGTATGAGCAAAGTGCAGCAGCAGCTGATAGGGAAAATCTTGTAGAAATGTTTGAAAATGCTCTACGAGAAGAATATAAAGTCCAATACAAGAAAAATGGAAACCAACACTTCAGTTCAAGTGAAGAATTAAGAGAATTTTTTGATGATGGAGTTGAAATTATAAGAACATTCGCTAAAAAACGTAGTTCGTATTTTAGCAAACGAGGATGGTATTTGGTGGGGTGTGAGGTACCTATTGTTGTAACGCCTAATAAACGCTATAGTAACGTAATATATCAAGGTTATTTGGATGTGGTGATGTATCATGAACCAACTAACACATTTAAGATTATTGATATTAAAACATCTACTAAGGGGTGGAATGATAAAACTAAAAAAGATGAGGATAAACAATTCCAATTAATTCTTTACAAAAAATTCTTTTCAGAACAATTTGGAATCCCAGTAGAAAATATTGATATTGAGTTCTTTATTGTAAAACGCAAAGTTTATGATCATCCTGATTTTGTAATTCCTAGAATTCAGACTTTTAAACCAGCATCAGGGAAAGTGAAACTTAACAAAGCAACAAAAGCTTTAAATGAATTTATAGAAGAAGTATTTAATAAAGATGGTTATAAAGAAAAAGAACATGAACCTAATGCTTCAAAATGGAATTGTGGATTTTGTCCATTTAAAAACAATCCAGAATTATGTAATGCTTCTTTTTGAAACATATACGTATCGACAAATATATTAAATTAATTTAAAAATTATGTCTAAAAAAGATTTAACATTAACAAGCGTAAAAATACAAAACGACTTGTTTGAAGAATTCAAAGTAGAATGCGTTAGAAGAAAATTTACATTTCAAAAACTAGCAGATAGAGCAATCTATTTATTTTTAACTGATGAAGATTTTAGAAAAAAAATCGTTAATCAAACTAATTTAGATTTATGAAAAAAGTATTTTTAATTTTACGAATTTTATTTAAATATCGAAAAGAAGTATTTAAAAACATCTTTAGTTCTATTAGAGGTGTTATTGTTAGTAGTGATGAATGGTATGAAAGTTTTTGGAGTGTGGAATTCAAAAAGAATATTGATGTTGAACAAGCATTCTATCAACCTAAAACTCCTATATCAAAAAGAAAAGAAATAATCGACAAAGCATTAAATACTTCTTACCAAGGTAAAGAATATGTTTTTAGTGCTGATGATCTTATTAAAAAATAGCTTGTCTGATTAGAAAATCTTAGTTATAATAAAAATAAAAAATATATGAAAGAAGGTTATATCCCTAAAGAAGAACGTCGACGTATACTCCTAATTACAGATGACATTAGAGTACATTCGGGAGTAGCTCAAATTGGACGTGAGATGGTTATTAATACTGCTCACAGATATAATTGGGTACAAATGGCGGGAGCCATAAAACATCCCGAAATGGGAAAAAGGGCAGACATTTCAGAAGATACAAATAAAAGAGCTGGGATTGATGATTCTTATGTAATGTTATACCCTATTGATGGTTATGGCAATCCAGACTTGTTAAGACAAATTATTAAAATGGAAAAACCAGATGCTATTTTTCTTATTACAGATCCAAGATATTTTGTTTGGTTGTTTCAAATGGAAAATGAAATTAGAAAGGAAATTCCTATTGTATATTTAAATATTTGGGATGAATACCCAGCTCCTTTGTATAATAAAGAATATTATGAAGCATGTGATGCTTTATTTGGTATTTCTAAACAAACAGTAAATATCAATAAAATTGTGCTTGGGGATAAAGCTGAAAGTAAAATTATTAAATATGTTCCTCATGGTTTAGATAATGAAAATTTTTACCCAATCGAAATCCCAACAACAGAACTTGAAACATTTAAAAAGCAACTCACCAACGGAAAAGATATAGATTTTACTCTACTATTTAATTCAAGAAATATTAGACGCAAATCAATCCCAGATACTCTTTTAGCTTGGAAATTATTTACCGATAAATTAACAGATGAACAAGCTAAAAAATGCCAATTAGTACTTCATACTGAACCCGTAAGTGATCATGGAACAGATCTCCCAGCAGTAATTAAGATGCTATTTGGTAATAACCCAAGAACTGATGTTGTAATTTCTACTGATAAATTACCCTCAGAAAAAATGAATCTGTTATACAATTGTGTTGATGGTGTAATTTTATTATCATCCGCTGAAGGGTGGGGATTATCACTTACTGAAGCCTTATTAACAGGTACTCCCTTTATAGCCAATGTAACTGGTGGGATGCAGGATCAAATGAAATTTGTAGATAAAAATGGAAAATGGATAGAGTTTGATTCCAATTTCCCATCAAATCATAAGGATACTTATAAAGAATGTGGAGAATGGGCACTCCCAGTTTTCCCAAGCAATTTATCTATTGTAGGTTCCCCCCAAACTCCATACATTTACGATAGTAGATGCAACCCAGAAGATGCGGCTGAACGTATTATGGAACTTTATCAAATGGGTGGAGAAGAAAGAAAAAAACGTGGGAAAGCAGGTAAAAATTGGGCTGTAAGTAAAGAAGCAGGTTTTACATCAAAACAAATGTCTCAACGTATTATTGAGGGAATTGATGAATTGTTTGATACTTGGCAACCAAGAGAAAAATTTGAATTTTTAAAGGATACTGATTTTGATGCAAGAGTTTTAAAACATAAATTACATTATTAATGAAAAATACATTTTTTATAAGTTGTCCAATTGGCACATATTCAGGTTATGGTGCTCGTTCAAGAGATTTTGTTAAGGCTGTAGTAGAATCAGACAAATATAATGTTAGGATCCTTCCCCAAAGATGGGGAAATACTCCCTTTGGTTTTATTGAAGATCACAAAGAAGAATGGGGATTTCTAAATGATTTAATTATTAACCAAATACCTACAAAACCAGATATTTGGTGTCAAATTACAGTTCCAAATGAATTTCAACCTGTAGGAAAATATAATATTGGTTTAACTGCTGGTATTGAAACCACAGCTTGTGTTCATTCTTGGATTGAAGGTTGTAATCGAATGAATTTAGTTCTTACTTCCTCAGAACATTCTAAAAAAGTTTTTGAAAATAGCAAATATAAAGTTAAAGATCAAAGAACAGGAAATGAAATAGATTTAGTTCTTAAAACCCCCGTTGAAGTTCTTATTGAAGGAGCTGATTTAGATGTTTATAAACCAATATCTGTTGAAGAAATTACTTCAACTGATTTATTTGAAAGTATTAATTCAATTCCTGAAAAATTTGCTTATTTATTTGTAGGACATTGGATGCAAGGAGATATTGGAGAAGATAGAAAGAATGTTGGTTTAACTATTAAAGCATTTTATGAGACTTTTAAAAATAAAAAAAATGCCCCTGCTTTGATTTTAAAAACAAGTAGTGGAGTTTCATCCTATATGGATAGAAGAAAAATCCAAAACCAAATTAATATCATTCGAGATACAGTAGGTGGGAATATTATTCCTAATATTTATTTACTCCATGGTGAGTTTAGTAATAAAGAAATGAATGAGTTATATAACCATCCTAAAGTAAAAGCTATGGTTAGTTTAACTAAAGGTGAAGGGTTTGGTCGTCCATTACTTGAATTTAGTTTAACAAACAAACCCATTATGACCACAGGATGGTCAGGCCATACTGATTTTCTAAAACCAGAGTTTACGGCTTTAATGGAAGGTAAATTAACCAATGTCCATCCTTCAGCAGCAAATGATTTTTTGATTAAAGAATCTCAATGGTTTAGTGTAGATCATGGTTATGTTGGTCATTTCTTTAATGATATTTTTAAAAATTATAAAGATTGGAAGATAAAGGGTAAACGTCAAGGATATTATTCAAGAACAAATTTTAGTTTTGAACAAATGAAAAAACAGCTAGAAAATATTCTTAAAGATAACATTCCAGAATTTCCAAAAGAAGTAAAATTAAAGTTACCTCAAATTAAAAAAATTGAATTACCTAAAAAAGAAAAAGTAAATGGATAATTTAACAACGTGCAATAGATGTGG